ATATGGAATCCATTTTATCGGCTTTTTTTTTCAATTCGATGTAATCATATTGATATTTGTTTATCAATGCCTCCAAACTGTCTTTGGTTTTCGTATACTGTCTTACATTATCACCTTCGATTTTTGTAGCTATGAATATGAATAATATAACACCGATTGCACCAAATACAGCAAATGATTTAACTACCATTTGTATTTTTTTATCAATTTCCATTATCAATCCTTTGTATAAGTTGAAACCATTTTTGCCTTACCACGTCTTGTTGCACCATGTTTTCGTTTTCTTGTTACGGCACTTCTTTTTTGTTTGGATGACATTGAAGCGGCTTTTGATGCTGGAACACATTTTGGATATGCCCTCTTTCCACCCCTTCTGGATTTACTACCAGCAGAAGCGCCGCATGGAGGATGACCACCACTTTTTTTCTTACGAGAAATATCAACCCATCTTTCTTTAAACCAACGGGATAACCCTCCCGTTGGCTTTTTTCCTTCAATCAAATATGAAACTACATATTCTCGTATTATTTCTTTTATTATTTTTTCTTTCATAGTGTTCATACCGATAAATATAGAATTAAACAAGAACAGTTGTTGCACCAAGTGTTTCTTTTATAGATTGTGCATCGAGTTGAATTTCATTTATCTGATTCAAACCATTAAATGTTGTGCAAGTAAATTGTGCAGTATCAAGGAAAGCATCAGTCAAATTACAAGCTCTTGCATTCAGAGTTCCAATTCTACCTTTTATTATGTCTAATTTTGTTACGGTAGCATTATTTGAACAATCAAATGTTGCAATATCCGTTACTATTGTAGGATAACCTTCAAATGATGTTAATTCATTATTAGAACAGTTATACGAAGACATTGTGTTTCTCGCACCATTTATTTGACCTCTGACTGGACCACCTATCAAATTTTTCAAATTGTTATTACTACAATTATAAGAGAATTTAACTTCTGTTGGTCCACCTTGCAATGTTGTCAAATTATTGTTTGAACAATCAAATGATTCCGCATATGTTGGTGCATTGTTTAAGCTGGTCAAACTCATTCCTCTACAAACAAAAGCACCCTTAACTCTACCAAATTTTATAGGTATTGTTGTTAAATTTGTTTTTGGTAACGTTACATCGCCATCGTAATTTACAATAGAACCTATTTTTGTTACTTTTGCAGGATCCAATCCAAGTCTGACCACCCACTGATCAACTGTTAATGTTTCACCACCAGGAGGCGTTCCTCCGCCCGGAGGCGTTCCACCAGGAGGCGTTCCAGGTCCACCAGGAGGAGTTCCACCGCCGCCAGGAGGAGTTCCACCGCCGCCAGGAGGAGTTCCACCGCCGCCAGGAGGAGTTCCACCGCCGCCAGGAGGAGTTCCACCGCCGCCAGGAGGAGTTCCTGTTCCACCACCAGGACTTGGAGGCGTTCCACCACCACCCGGAGGCGTTCCACCGCCGCCTGGAGGCGTTCCACCGCCGCCTGGAGGCGTTCCACCGCCGCCTGGAGGCGTTCCACCGCCACCTGGAGGCGTTCCAGCTCCACCACCAGGTGTTGGATTTACACCAGGTGAAAGTTGTCCTGTTATTGTAATTTTACCATCGGAGGTTATTCCTCCCGAAAGAGTGAATGAAACTGCTTCCATTTTTATTTTATCCAAATTATTTGTTAAAACCGTAAACAACAAACCTATAAAACTTAAACTAATATAATTCGTGTTTGTTGTCAGTATCAATAATATAAATCCTATTAAACCGAAAATCATATTACGAGTAAAAAGAGCAAGTAAAAAACATATTATTGCGAACAATACTAGTAATATGGTTAATTCATCTGCAGATGGATCAATCTGAATTTCTATTGGTCCAAATTGTATTCCTTCCCACCCAACTGTTAATTTATTAGGAGGGTTTTTACAATCAAATCCTAAAAACTCTCCTTTCAACCCGTTAAAATTTTTCTCTAATTCTCTACCAAAAAACGCTAATGATTCTTTTAATAAATAGTCAGAATCATCATTAGTTGATCCACCCTTTAGCATACTTGTTAATTTCTGTAATCCTTCATATAACGATTTCTTACTTTCTTCAAGATTGGTAATTGTTATGTGAGGTATATCCTTGTCACAAGGTTTGTATGTATCTATTTTACACATACCCTTTGATTTCGGGGCATCAGGTGTCCATTCTGATTTATTCCAAAAATCAACGAATGCATCGGCTACTGTTTTTAATCCTTTCGGAACATCTGAACTATTTTCATTTATAAAATTTAATATGAATCCATTTATAATATCAATCTGCCATTTTGGCAAATCCTTGTTTAATGGCAAATATGTATCAGTTTCACAATTAGGATTTACGAATTTATTTGCAGTATCTTTTATATGAGCATTGTCAATCAATATCTTCTTCAAAGAATCCGCTAAAAATTGTGCAGCGGATATTTCATCAGATATAACAAACGATGCCATTTTGGGATAAAGTGTTTCAATAAATTTATCTATGAATGGCGTTCTTGGTATATTTGTAAATTCACCCATATATTATGTTTTATCTATTGCACCTTTGCCACTTGACGGCCATCCAAATCTACAACTCCAATATCTTGCCTTATGTCTTGGTCCTGGAGATTGACAATTATGACGAGCACGGAATGATTTTCTACGAGCAGCATTACTCTTTTTAATTCGCATTGTTTTCTTACCACCTTCGCCTTTATGTCCGAAATTTACTTTAACTATGTTTCCATTCGGCTTTTTAACGTAAACGGAAAACTTTTTAGGACCACCAGGTGTTCTGAATGGTTTACCCAAACTAACCTTTCTCCCACGATATTCGGCTTCATTCATCATATTAGGTTCACTTTCTTGTAAACGAAAATGAAGTTCTGTTATATTACCACATGGATTTGTTGCATATCCTTCAAGTTGATATGATGGATTATTTATAACTTCTTTTACATTACGAAATCCACCACCGGCGGCTTTATATGCTTTTACAAGTGCACCGGATGCATATGCACTCGGCCACACTTTATATTTTTTCTTAATTCTGGACTTTATTTGTGAGTAAAGTTTTTTATTAGTTGGAACTGCTCTCTCAATAATCATTTTTTTCATCACATTCTCCGTTTTCTTCTTGGTGGTTCATCTATAATATCAGTATGATTCAATTCTTCATAATAATCATGTGATTCCATTTTTCTATATTTTGATGCAAATTGTTCAGATGCAACTGAAAAAAGACTACCAACAACTATGTAAAGGAATCCGTCAAAAATAAACTGCTCTACTTTTTTTTCATAGAATGTAGATAGTATTGCCATAAATATCATAATGAGAAAAGAAAAAAACATCATCACTCGTTTTGATGATATTTCACCACCCATTCCTCTGAAAGTTTCTGATATTGGATTAACTTTCTTCAATCCTTTCTCCCAAATCCTTTTCTAATTTTTCTATAAAATTTTTCCTAAAATCAGCAAACTCTTTTTCTATTTTTTCTAATATATCTTTTTTATCAAAAGGTGTTGTCCATTTTTCATTATCACCAAAATCATTTGTAAATTCTAATCTTGACAATTCATTTGCAATCATATCCTTGTCTCTTTCTGCTTCTTTTAACCAAGCAAGTGCATTCTCTTTAACTTTTGTTTTTTCGTATTCGTCCCATTTACCTGCAAGACGAATTTTGTGTTCCATATCTATCACACAATCAAAACACATACCATGAATACGTCTCATTTTTTGATCTAATTTTTTAGGCATACCACAGGTACACTTCTCTTTCGGACAATTTGGAAATGATGTTAGATATTCGTGCAATTCTTGTTGCCACTCTTTACCAAGTTTTATTTTATAACCATTTCTTTGTTCCCACTCGTTTCCATTTTCATCAAACCATCTATCACCAATTTTTCTTGAAATATTTTTTTCCTTATCTTCTTCGGTATACCCAACGGTAACTTTGTTTTGACTATCGTGTTCACCGGCAAGAAGTTTCTTAACATCATCAAGACTTTCAATTTTAATATCCATAACATAACCTTTTACTTTATTATTTCATTGTAAACTTTATTCCAAAATTTTCGTGTTATCATGTGCAATGGTCTTAAACCATTTTTATCTTTTTTACCCTCTTTCATTTTACCACGTTTGGTATTGAATTTAGAAACAACCATATTGAATATATCTACATCAAACCAACCGAATATGGAAATAAAACGAGACTTTAATTCAGCTAATTTTGCAGAACGGTCTGATAGCGCAGCAAAAATATTTTTTTGATTCATTTCGCCAAAAGATGGGATGTCATACCGAACATGATTTACTATCATGTAATAAACATATGGATTCTGAATATCTTTGTAAGGCAAATGACTACTACCATTCCATTTCATCAATCTTTTGTAATCTTTTAATTTCGATACATCATCTTTATCTACCGCATAGATTACAACCGTTGTATCTCCATCAAATTGTTCAATAATATTTGTTGCATGAAATGGTGTATTTGACTTTTGAATATGTTTAACATTATGACGACGCATTATTGTAAACTTCTCGTCATAAGTTAATGGTTTTTCTATTGGATCCGTAATATCATTTGTTACAATAATTACATCATCTTTATCGAACTTACGGCAAATTCTTTCATATTCTTCACGATGATAAATTGCCATCGGTTGAAATTTACCAGGATATAAAACAACAATATCCTTGTCCAATAATTCATTTTCATTGAATATGGCAAGGTTCATTTCCTTAATTAGTTTAAGAATTTTGTTATTCATTTTATATTCCAGGTTCTTCTGGCCAAACTATATTGTAAGGATCAGATTGTAATGTTATATCTCGAAGTGATTGACGATATATTTGCCATTGTTCTTTTTTTTCAGGAGTTAATGGACTATCCGATAATTGAGTCCAATCACATTCTTTTAATTTTATAGTTCGTCTTTCTCGAATGAAAGACCACCTATTATTTGATTCAATTTCAATTTCTAAATCTGTTTTTATTCTATATGTTTGTATTTCAACAACTTCTTCTTCCGTTATTTCATAATAATTACCATCAGAAATACCATTTTCTGGAATAGACACTGGTTCAAATCTATATGGAAACCAACCATATTCTTTCAATGTTCCGGAATCTAATAAATTGAAATTTGAAATGTTTGCCCAAGAAATAGGTAAAGGTCTATTGCTTTCTTTTACTACACCATTTTCAACATAAGCATATCGCATTTATTTCTCACATATAATAACACAAATATAAATATGTTTAGACTATCGAATCCCACAATTTTTTCCAATCAATATAAGGATCAAGTTGTCTTTCATATCCCATGTGTAAAGCAAGTGATGGTATTGGGGTGAAAAGAGTTACTTCCCAACGCCAAATGTGATTGATGGTAGTTCCCTCTTGAATTTGATTCACCTCACCCCACTCGGTCATATATTCAGTTGCACACGTGTAAAATCTACTCCAAAATTTACGGACAATTTCTGGATTACACATAAAAGTGAAAGTAGCATATTTGTTTGTCCTCCAATGTCTATTTTTTCCAAGAACAATTCTTGTTTCATCTATAAACTTTGCCATGTAATTATCTGGATCATCGTATGGATGAATTGCAACTTCTGATCCTAAATTTTTCTTAAATGTTGAATACGAATCAACCATCTCAACTATTGCAGTTGGATAGTGTAGGTAATCATCTTCAACAAAATAAACTAAATCGGCAGTAGATGAACGACCTCTATCGAATTGAGCATGACCAGATGCATTCCACCCACGTAACTCTAATGGATTAAATTCATAAGTATGTTTAGATGTTTTGAAAATTTCATGCAATGAATCTATTAGTTTTTGTGATGAATTATCATCAAACCAAACAAAGTGGATTTTACCTTCATATTGTTCCGCAGACTTAACCAATGACTTTACACATTTGATAACTAATGTTGTTTTATCAACGCCACAGTATCTTGGAGTTGGATTTGCATGAATATCTATAAAACTATGTGTTCTTAAAATAATATCCAGACTTAATTTTTCTTGACTAACCATGTTTGTTCAGCGCCTCCATATGCCTCAGCACGAATTGAAATTATATCATTATTTGTTTTGAAAAATTCATTAACTGCCATTTTTATTTCTGGCCAAGTATAATCATCGCCACAAATATAACCACCTTTTTTAATTTTTGGAAACCAGTGTGTTATATCATCACGAATACTTATGTAATCATGTGCAGCATCTATGAAAACAAAATCTAAACTTTCATCTTCATACAATTTGGATGCATCAACAGATTTCATTCTGATTGGATTTATTACAGATTTTATGGATTCAATGTTTTTAATAAATTCATTGTAAAGACCATCCTTTATTTCTAAAAGAGGTTCGTATGAATTATTTTTTTTATCATTGTGTTCTTCGGAACCCAACCATGTATCTACACAATCAAATTTAATTTTCTTTTTACTATTAAGTATTTCAACCCCCATATAAATTGAACTTTTACCTTTCCAACTGCCTACCTCAACAAAATGATAATGATCTGTATCATTGCATGATAAAACCATTTGTGTAAATAATTTTTCTTGAACAAACCATCCTGGAATTTTGTAGTAATAATGTGGTATCATTTGCCATACCCTTCTGATAATTTGGTAAGTTCGTCTCGAATTTTTTTGAATGGGGCATCCCATTCATTATACCGCTCTTGTCTAAACAATTTAACAGAATTATACCAATTAGAAGTATCTCCCGGAACAACCCATGTATAATATGGCATGATAGGTGTAACCACCCATGTTGGTTTTCCAATAGCCCCGGATAGATGAGCAACTGATGTACATGATGTTATTATCAAATCACAACCAGCAATTATGTTTGCAGTCTCATCCCAAGATTTCATTTGTTCACGCATATCACCAAAAGGTAATCCATCTACAAGATTTTCGTCTCTTTGCAATGAATAAAATGTTGTATTTGGAATATCGTGAAGACCAATCAACAATTCTGGTGGAAATCTTCTGTGTTGTTCGTCTTCAAATTCTGGAGAACCACTCCAACGAATACCAACTTTAAGATGTCCAGATTTTGAAAACAACTTTCTTGGTTCTGATGGAAAGATAAATGGAGAACCATCCAAATCATCGTATTCCATTCCGAGAACATATGGAGCAGACATTGCAGGAACCCAATAATCATAATGTGCACACATGATAACTTCATTATCAACACAAATAAATCCATGTCTTGAAAATAAAGGTTTCAATTCGGATGCACATGATACCAAAACTCTAGCACCCATTTCTTGAAATCTTTTAGCAAAACGAAAATTTAGAATTTGATCACCAAACCCACCTTCGCATCTAAAAAGAAGTGTTTTATTTTCAAGTGGCTCATCTTTCCAAATCTTTCCAGGAAGTGCAGGTAATCCAAATGTATTGATAAATCTACCATAATTTAGATGTTCAAATGCCTTTAACATATTCCTATTACGCATTTCATGCCATCCCAAATTAAAAAGAACCCGCAAATCATCTTGTGGTTGTTCACGTAGAATTTTTTCACTCATTTCTGGTTCTCCATTGATTGCATGACTTAAAGCAATATCTAATGGATGAATTTCTTTTTCAATCATAACAAAACCTTTCTATTTTTATATGTAACTAACAAATATACAAAATTTATTTGTAATAAGCAAATTTAACTATATCTTTTTATGAATTGTCCTATATCATTTGATGATGCAGACACCCATGTATTAAGTGTTCCAACCTGAACAGGAGATGTACGAGTTACCGTATCACCGACACCAC